ATCCAGAGCCACTATAGAAATAGTCTCCAGCAGCAGTAGAAGATAGAGTGAATGTAAATGTTACAGCAGTTCTTGCCAACATTTGTGTAGTCAACTCATCTACTTCAGTATCAGCAGCAGTCGAAGGGTTGAAGTCCATAAGACCATCAGCACTAAGGCTAAAACTCTTCTGACCACCAATGATGTCTCTAAATCCAGCAGAATCTTTGTTAGAGATGTCTATAGGGTCTACGTTAATACTTAAACTTACATTTTGCGAGTGCATTAGCTTCGCATCAGCTCCTCCATCAGAAGGGCTTACTTTTAGGATTAAATCCGTTCCATTAAAAATTGCCATTTTTTTTTATTTAAAATTTATAACTAGTTATCTAAATCTTTTGAAGTTTCGACTTCCTTAGATTTCTTCTTTGTCGGCTTTGCAATAGCGTCTTCATTAGCGAAATGATTACGCTCTTTTCTACCAACCTCATAAGTCTCGCCTTTGATGTATTCTACACCTCGAAACTCAATATCTTTTTTTAATTTAATCTTATACATATCTATCTATTTATGTTAAATCTGTAATCTTGTCTTATACCGTAAAAGCCTAAACTACCAGCACTATCATCGTATAGCTCGTCTTGAGACTCATAGAATATCTTGTCTACTACTACACCACTATAAGTGCCACTAACGTAGTCTAGAGCCGTTCTAACGTGTCCAGCTAAAGCTACTAAGTCAGCGTAGTTATTGTGGTACATACTTATCTGAACGGTTACATAGTCGTATTCACTTACACCGTTCTTAGTATTGTTAGGTATATCTGATACCATTTGATAAGTAATATAAGGCAACTTACTTTGTGTAGGAAAGTTATACCTAGATGGAAATATACGCTTATTACCATCAGTAGTTACTAATGGACTTACATTGCCATCGTTTCCTAAAATATTATATACTACTTTACCTATCTCCATTACTTCATTCTTTTATCAATGAGCTTTTTTACTTGGTTTATTACGTCATTTTGAGCTTGACTACCTTTATTCATAGCAGCTCTATCTAACATTCTTAGTCCTGGAATACCTCTAAATCCATACTCTAAAAAGTAAAAATAGAATCCAGTCTTTTTCATATCAGCATAAGCACCTTTAACTCTTGGTCCAATATATACTGCTGGTGGTCTACCTCTTCTGTTCTTACCGTTTATAACAGCTAGAGACTTTCTTAGCTGACCACTCTTCTTAGGTACTAAGTCTTTTAACTCTTGTAGTATAGGCTTAGATGCTTTTCGCATACCTTGTCTCAAGATAGTTTTATTCTTGCTATCAGACATATTAAGGCTCTCTAAGTCCTTAATCAAAGACTTTAGCTCTCTCTCATCTATTTTAGCTGATACTATCATTAGTAGTCAAAAGGATTTATACCGTTATCTATTAATACATTTACCCAGTCTAATTCGCTTGTGTACATATCTACGTCTTCCCACTTTGTTTCTATACATTGGTAGGTTTCTAATGCACCCCAAGAAACTATCTCTCTTTTATCATTCCATACAATAAAGTAACTCTTTACTTCTGGGTAGCATATTTCTGTCATTCTTAGTTTAGACATATCTTAGCTTGTTAGTTCTGTTAGTTCAGCATCTGTTAGAGCTGTATTAAATACTGCTATTGCTTTGCATTTGCCGTAGAAGTCACTACCACCTGCACCACTATCAAACTGCAAACTATTCATACCACTAGGAATAGTTATGCTTGTTGTTGTGCTTCCAATTTGTGAGCCATCTACAAAAAACTTACAGTTGTTGTTTTCATATTTTAAAGCAACTTTGTGAAAATTACTTGCATTAGTTGGTGTATATGGAGAGCCAATCGTTGTACTTGAACCTACATTAGCGTAAATATTATTCGAAGTATATCCAATAAAAATTCTATTAGTAGAACCCCCATCACTAATACCTAAAACTCTAAAACCACTTATATCATCAGCCAAAGCAGCTATCTCTGCATATAACACACCCTCTGTACTATTTATTAATGTACTATTACCAGCGTTGGTGCAAGTTTCTGCATCTCTAGTAACCGTTGAGCCATTAGTAGGTATGTAAGAAGTTGGGTAGCTTCCTTGTTCGAACATACCACCATACATATACAAACCATCTCCATCTCTACCAGCACCAACAGATGTGTATACTTCCAAACCAGCATCGGATGTTGTTTGTACTGCATTGCCACTTATAGAGCATCTAAACCATCCGTTACCATAATCGTCTATAACACCAGTACCACTTGTTACTGTTCCGTTTTCTAAATCAAATGTTGCAGATGCAACCCATCTTGAGAAGCTATTAGATTGTAAAATTACAGATGTTAATTCTCCTTTTTTAAGAAATATAGAACCAGTATAAGGCAATCCGTTGGTCAAAGATAAGCTTTGTCTTCTAAAAAGATGACTGCCAGTTTGGCTATCTTCTTGGTATTTTGATGCGTTTAAAGTTCCATCTGGACTTGTAGTCGCATTCGCAACTATTGTTCCTCTAAAATATTGCCAACCAGTGATAAAATCTTCACTATAAGTTATTAAGTTTGTACTCTGTGGTTCAAGTAATAAATGACCATCAGTATTATCTGTAAAGTCTATTCTAGGTATATTGTTTCCTATAGTCTCTATTAAGCCATTTCTATCTACTCTTGTACCTATGCTATTTCTAGTAAAGTCAAAAGGTACTGGCTTAAACCTATTCTCATCATTATACCCTAAAGTATTGCCGTCTTTTACAGCCCATTTAGTGTCTCCGTATTTAATAGTCGCTGCCATATCTTATTCTATTGTATATCCTAAATCTGTAGCCATTGCGTTAAATGAACTCCAAGAAGTTAATTTTTCTAACTCATCGTCTGATAATGCTTCTCCAAATACTGCTAGTTCTTTGCATTTGCCGTAGAAAGGATAAAGACCATTAAAATCAAAACTTATATCATTAAGAGTATCTGCTAAAAAAGTCGTGCCACTACTATCACTTCCAACTTCAACACCGTTTACCCATAATGCAAAATCATTAGCTTTCCACTTAAAACCTACTTTTATGAAGCTAGTTATATCGGTTAAAGTATGATTAAACTCTCCACCTTGTACGCTACCATTAAATAAGTAAGCATTAATATTATTAGAAGTTGAGTTATATCTTAATATAATTCTATTATTTCCACTACCATCATCTATTGAAATTTGTCTTTCTGATTGGTCATTATCCAAAGCAGCTATCTCTGCGTACAATACTCCTTCTGTTGAGTTTATTAAGTCAGCACTACCAGCACCATTTGCAGTCTCTGTAGCTCTTGTCTCTGTACTTCCAGTTAGTGTTGGTATGTATGATGTAGCGTAGGGTAAGGCTTCTAGTTGTGCTCCCCAAACGTATATGCCATTAGTAGTGCTTGTATAAAGACTAGTAATACCTCCATCAACTGATGGTGAAACTAAACAAATTTCAAGTCCACTTGTTGTTGTAGTAGTTATTAAACATCTATACCAACCATTACCATAACTTTCGATACTAGCAGATGTATTAGCTTCTGTTGGCTGTGTATCTACAGTACCATTTGATAAATTAAAAGAACCCCAAAAACCACTAGCATAACTACCTACACTCATCACTAAATAATCATATTCTCCTTTTTTTGCAAAAACACTCGCAGTATATGGAGATGATGCACTTGTAGATGATGCAATATATGCCGTAGATGGACTTTTTGTAATATTATTAGATATAAGTTTAGTAGCATCATTATTTCCACTTGGAGATAAAGCTGCATTAGCAGTTCTAGTTAAATATGATTGTTGACTATCGAAATTCCAACTAGCATCATTAAAGTCCTCACTATAAGGTAATAGATTAGTAGAAGTAGGCTCTAACAACCAATGCCCATTCTCTCCATTACTATCATAGTTTATTCTTGGAATGTTGTTGGTGTCTATTATTTCTTGTACTGATATGTTGCTTACTGAGCCTTCAAAGTCGCTTTGCCCACGAATATACAAAGAACTATTAATTGTCATTGTTCCAAATTCTTCGTATGTTCCTGAAGTTGTATACGGTACAACTCCACCACCATTAGAAAATGATAAATAAGCAGTACCACTTGTAACTGTTATGTCAAAAACAACTTTTAATTTAACTCCAATATCTGATACATTGTCTTGTCTTAAAAATGTTGGTGAAGTTTGACTACTATCACAAGATGCTTTATCATCTCCTATACTCCAACCAGTTCCTAAAATCCAATAGTCATTAGGGTCTAGTTCTTGGACTACTACGTTGTCTAAAGAAAATGCTCCAGTTGTTAAAGCTCTAAATCTCATAATAGTTCCACCATCTCCAACAAAGTAAATTTTCCAAGTAGTTTTATCACTTACTATTGCAGATTGTATAAAACTTGAACCAGTATATAAATCAAATCTATAATTACTTGTGAAGTCTAAAACTTCAAATTGTATCTCATAAGTTTTACCATTTTCCCAAGTGAAAGATTGTGTTAAACTTGCAGTACCAGAATTGTCATAAGATGCCTTACCATCTCCTATACTCCAACCAGTTCCTAAAGTCCAATCTGGTACTTCTTTAACTGATACGTTGTCTATGCTACCAATAAAATTAGATGCTGCTGCTATTCCTAAATTATCAGTTGCAGTAGTTGTATCCGTATAATAAGTATAAGTTCCAGATGTTGTTAAATTTGTACCATCTATCCAACCTCCTAAATTTACATAATTGATAAATCCAGAAGTTACAGTTAAATCAAATTGTATTTTATATACATTACCTATTGAAGCTATACCACTTTGTTGTAGACTTGTGTTAACCGTTTGTGTACCATCACAAGAGGCTTTACCATCAGCAATACTCCAACCACTTCCTTTAATCCAATCACTATCAGTAGCAAAGTCTCCATTTGTAACTAACTCACTACCTAAGTCAAAAGTACCATTCTGTACTAAGTCTGGTCCTATCTCACTAAAGTCTCCATTCTGTACAAGGTTACTTCCTAGAGTTCTACCTACCATCTCGACTAAGCCACTAGAATTAACTCTACTAGCAACACTAGCTCTAGCAAAGTCAAAGTCCTCATACGGCTGCTCAATAGGCGCTACGTTGTACATAGTACCAGCCTTATACCCAGTAGGAGTTAAAATAATATTCGCTTTGTCTAGTAGTCCCTCTGCCATTATGTTATGTCGTTAAGTTCATTTAAGAATGCTAGTGTATCTGTAGTATTTTCCATTACGCCTCCAGCAGCTACTACTCTATCGTTTAGTACACTTAAGTACTGAGCTGGTGTTGGGTCAAATAGTCCACCATCAACGATAGTCCATCCATCATCTTCTATTAATGATAGCTTAGAATAGAATGCACTAAATGTATATTGACTACCTCCAAAGTTAATATTTATATCAGCATCTACTTCACCACTTGCCCAAGCTATTAGTGTTGCATCGTAGTTAGCATTAGATAAGCCACTAGCGTTCTGCATAAAGTTAGTAAAGTTAGCAACGTTGCTTATATTCCAACCAGCTAAAGATTGGTCAAACCTATCACAATTAAAGAGCATTTCACTCATATCCTCAGTATCTTGAATAGACCAAGAAGATATATCTCCATTAAACTGTACACAGTTATAAAACATTCTACTCATACTTACAACTGCTTCTACTTGCCAATTACTCAAGTCTTGATTGAATGTTAAACAGTTTTCAAACATAGAAATGTAACTACCAGAGGTTTCTGTATTCCAACTATTTAATGGCTGGTCAAAAGAATAGCAGTCTTTAAACATTTTGTCAAAGAAGTAAACACCAGATACATTCCAATCATCTACTACACCATTAAAGTTAGTGCAACCTTCAAACATACTTTCAAAACTATCTGTAGATATTGTAGGATAGTCAGTAGCGTTAGCTTCTAAATTAGAGCATCCAAAGAATGCTTTATTGGTAGATATATTTAAAGTACCCCAGTTACTGATGTTAAGTATTTTAAGTCTATCTTGTGTGTTATTGAATTGCCACCCTTGTATAGTTCCCTCTATGCTTATCTGATATTCTCCAGCACTACTATAAGTGTGTGTTATCTCTTCTTGATTGTAGCTAGTTATTGTGCTACTACTACCATCTCCCCATAGTACTGTACAATTATAAGAGCCAGAAGCTACAGTAGGTAGTTTAAATTGTGTGTTAAGTGTAGAGCCATCAGAAAGGTTAGCAGTATCTATTGTAAATACAAATTGATTAGGAGCTACTGTAGATAAGTCTACTACGTCATTTTTCTCTAACGTAAGTATCATTGCGTCCTTTCTATTGCCTACTTGTTTTATTGCTTTTATAGAATAGTTAGTAGAGCCATTCTGAATAAAGTATTGTGGAGTAGTGCCTATGTTAGTTCGGTATCTTATCAAGCACTCTATAGTCTGCGAGTTAATTAAATCGTCAGCATCATAGGTAGTATTACCAGACTTAAAGTCAAAGTCTCCATATATAGTTACATAACTATTATCTAAAACTACTCTCTCGCCATAAGCGTTAGTTGAGTAAGTTTGTGTATAGAGCTTTAGTTTTCTATCTAGTTTACCTATTATCATAGTTCTAGCAAACGGTAAGGAGTTAGTAAATGTTCAACCATTAATGGCAATTCGTTTACTTGTGTACCCATTACCACGTCTTGTCGGTTTTCGTAATATCTTCCTATTACAATATACATAGCTTGTTTTATAGCATCTTCAACATCAGAAGCTGCACTACCTACTACAAACTCAACCTCTACAGAGTTAGCTCGTTCGTAAGTGTTTGGAAAGTTACCGTCTTCAGCTTGGTATATCCTTCCTGGTTTTACTCTTATATCAACATCGT